GCGGAACCCATCAAATTTTCATTAGCCCGCCTCGTTTTTAGGAAAGCTTTGTGCAAAAACCAAGAATATTGCATGGGACGCAGCAATTGGGTGCAACCAGCACCAACTAATTGCTTGCCAATCAATTGTCCTGTGGGATATGACTTGAGGGCGACAGACTGCACAAAGAAACGAGGCCACGTGCAAATCGTGGCTGATGAGATTGATTTTGTTTTAAGAGTGTTTAACCGTAGTGGATGCGGCGCAGAGCCGTTCGGAGGTGACGACCCGGAAAAATGGGGTAGTTACTATGACATGCCTGAGTATGATATTCGTGGTAATAACTACTGCGAAACATGTTGCACTTGTGAGGCGTCTGTGTGTCACGCGTTGGAGAACCGCCAGCGTTTGTTGGACCCAGACCGTCCATGGCGTGTGCCTGAACGCCACTTGCGTGGTTATCAGCGTGAAGTACGTTCCTTGACTAACCGGCTGTGGGCTATTGCTCGCAGCCGTGGTGCAACAGTCAAGAGTTATGCGGAAAAGGCTGCCACGTATAGTGGAACAAAACGTGTTCATTATGAGAAGTGTGCCCGGGAGCTGGAGGCACACCCCCTAGTCGGTGCTGCGCGCCGACGAATATTTCACGCGGGAGCCGCGAAATGGGGAGAACTGTCATCCAAGCCCAGAGCGTTGCTCGTCCAGAGCGTGCGCGCTGAAGGGACTGAGGGGGTGAAACAAGGTGAGCTCTTGAGAGCACCCATTCTTGTTGAAAGTGTGTATCGAGAATTGGAGGAAACGGCATTGCATCATTTCTTCCACGCTGCCGGCTGGCACTACTGTGCTTCGGGGTTGAACCTGCATAAACGCGGGACCGTCCTTGAACGCATGGTTGGTGACGGGTACGTGGTCATGTCCGTTGATTTCACATCTTTCGATGGTTCCATCGGGGAATTGGGAGTTGTTGAACGTAATGACTTCTTGCGCGCTGCAGAACGCTATGCAGGACGCAACCCTGAACTGGAGTCCGTGATTGCCACGCAGAATTATGCACGGGTCGAGTGTGGACCGCTCCGTGCTAAGCTGTATGGCAACCGCGGCTCCGGTACTGCTGGAACTGCCACTGGCAATAAGAAGGTCGTGTTGTCGGCCTTGTTTTACGCCCTTGGGCCCGCGATGGTGGGAAAAGGGGGGGTGCGGTTGTTTTGTGATGGTGATGACACTCTCATCATCATCCCGCC